CGGTACGCGCGGAAATGCTGGAAACAGCGCCCCGAAAAGCTGTCAAAGGGTAACGCAACCCTTGCCAAGTCTCTCATTAACGGCGTTGTGAATACCAACAGACCACCGGAAAAACGCCTCCCGCGAATCCAGTCTCACCGCATATTGTGCCCTCAAGTCCGCCCAATGCTGTCCACATTGACACGCTCCTTTAGAGGCCTCTTCCACAATCTGGTCGAACCAGCCCAGAAACTCCAAAGCTCGCCGCTTGTCGTCCTCTGTCGGCGTTTCTGTATAGGTGAACGCAAAGGCGTGAAGCACTCGCCAAAGAGCCCTTCCAGTCGTCGCAATCATGCCTTGAATGGCTGTTTGTTGGTCCGTAAATGCCCGTGCGTTTCACCGCCCAAAGCGTGATGAGCATAGAGCAAATGCAACCGCTCCTTGTCCTCTCTGTCCCTTTTGACGTGGCTGCAAAGAGCATGACTCGTCACCGCCATGCGGACCGTTTCCGGCAGCCACACGCGCGAACACAGCCATAAATCTTGCGTGCTGTGGCCTTCGTAGCCGACCCAGTTTGCCAGATCCAAGGCGCGCCGCGAGAGAACGGTGCAGCCAAGCCCCACCCAATCCGTCGGAAGGATCGCGCCCAGCCCAATTCCAGGATAAGCCGATTCAAACCACCCACGTCGCCGCCATCCTTGCGCATTCAGGGCGAAAACGTTCCCCTTCGCAGGCGCTTCCTTGACCCGTTTGGCCAGCTCGTCCCATGCCGTGCGTTCCTCCGCGCTGGCTTCGCCGCCAGTCCGCGCAAGCTCCGCCTGACGTTCGCGCATTGCCGTCAGCTCCGCCTCCAGCTCCGCCGTCAGCTCGCGCTCGTCCTCGTACACCGTCGGCAGAATCGGGTTATTGACCGCCCCAAGCCCGCCCAGATACGCCGCGTTTGGGTAGGTGCACATCGCCACCTCATACCACCCACCATCGAACCGCAGAATATCCAGCGCACAACGCAGCGCCTTTGGTTGCGGCAAAATGTCCGCCTCCAGACTCCACACCACGTCCGCACCCTCCTTGCGTGCCTCATGCCATGCTGCATCTTGTAGGGCCGCGATCACCAAATTAGACGCCGCCACATGGTCCGTGCCCCGGTTGCACGTCGCCGACGGCACCACCACATGTCGCACCGGCACCGACTCGCCCAGAGCCACCCCCATCGCCCTAGCTGCCTCCTTCGCCGTCTTGCTCGCATCGCTCGCCAGCACCCACACAGCCTCCTCGATGCCTGCCATGCGCAGGTTTTGCAGGATCAGCGGGGCCTGGGCCGCGAAGGCGTAGCAGTAGCCCTCCGTTGCGTAAGTGGTAATGACTAATTTCATGGGTAAAGGGTATGATCTAGATCGATGCAGGGCAGCTCCCAGACCGCCAGCGGACTACTCGCGCCAAAGGTAGCAGCCCGGACCGCGCTAATAGCCTCCACAGCCAGAGCCACCCCGTTCGCGTACGTTTCCGACATCGTCCCCGTCAGCGTGCTAAACGTGCTTGTGGACGAGTCGCCCGAAACCTCCGTCACCCGGTAGATTCCCGGCTCCCACGTCACCGTTGCCGCCTCGTCCACCAGCCGCGATCCATTCGGCAGATCCGCGCTCGTCATCGTCGGCGTAGCATGGGGCGAAACCAAAATAATCGTGTCCTCGGGATGGGCAAAGACCCGCTTCAGGCCCGCCCCCACGCTCGCCGTGGATCCCACCTCCCGGTAAAAATGCTCAAGCGTGTCAGTCACACTCCCCGCCACCGCGATAGAATAGAGCTGGTACACATCATGCAGCGGCCCCGTCGCGTCTGCATACTGGTAGCCCGGCCGCATCATCACCACCGTGCCCACCGGCTCGACCAGCGGCACCAGCACCGCCGGATGCTCCGTCGTCGTTGCCAGACTCGTCACCGCCGTAGAGCTCCCCGACGCGCTGTGCGTGCTCCCCGTCGTCGTATGGCCCGCCGTCTCCGTGGAAAAGCTCGTATTCAGCGCCGCCGTAGTCGCCCCCTCCGCCGTCGTCAACTCCCGCAGCGTCTCCCGCGTCGCCACACCCGTGTGCAGCTCGCATAGCCGCACCATGCCCACCGGGGCCGATGCCGTCCAGAAAAGCCGTTTACACAGGCCCGGATACACCCGTTCCGCCGCCAGCGCCCACGGCAGCTCCACCGTCGCCACCTCCACCGCGATAATAGTATCAAGCGTCTTGCTTGTCTCTGTTGAGGTCGTCCCCGCCACCGTCGCCGTCGTCACCGTCGGCACCGGCACCCCGTCCGCGTCACTCGTCGTCCAGGCCGTGCTCGCCCACTCCGTCTCCGTCGTCGTAGTGCCCTCCACCTCCGTCGTCGTCAGCTCCGTTGTATAGGCCGTTTCGATGGACGCGATGGGGTCCTCCCACGTCTCGCTGCTAGTCTCCCCATAGGTCACGCTGTACGTGCTACTGCTCGTCGCTGTGGAGGGTTGCATCCGCCGCCAGCTCGTCGTCGCGATCACCGTGCCCCCGCTGCCAGATGCCACCGTGTAGGAACCTCCCGCGATAGTCTCCGCGTAAAAGTACGTGAATGTCCCCGCCTCACTCTCCTGTTGCGTGCTCGAGGCGCTACTCGATCCCCCAGCCGTCCCCGCCCCTGTTTTGACCGTCCCCGCGCCCATCACACTACGGTGCTCGCTAAAAGTCGCCGATTCAGCCGCCGATAGCGACGAGCTGGCATAGTCGCCCCCGCCCGTCACCCCGCCCGTCATCCCATCGCTCCGCCCCATGCTCGCATTGCCCGCCACCGTCGCCGCAGATCCGGGCGCGTTTGTAGAGCTGCTCTCCCACGCCGTAGCATTGCTACTCGTCGTCGCCATCGCCGCCTCCGTGCGTTGGTCGTAGCCATCCCAGTAGGGGGCAAAGATCACGCCGTCACCTCCCAGCTCCACACATGGTTTAGAGGCCACTCCCCGCAGGCCACTTCCGCCTTCTCGTAGCTATACAGCAGCTTTGGATTTAACCCCACATTACCGCAGCCGATCAGCCTCGTAGCCACACCGTCCGCCACGAACCACAGCGGTACCGCCACCACCGTCGGCGGAGCCCCCTCCGTCGCCGCGATAGCATCCGGCGCGGTAGATTCCGCCGAAAGCGTCACACTCGTAATCTGCCCATCCGTCGCCGCCACCGTCGCCACGATCCAGTAGGACCCGCTCACCAGATCCTCACTCCACAGCACGTCAGACACATCAAACAAATTTACCGGCATCACCCCACCGATCAGCCCCCCGCTCGTCAGCCGAAAGGTCCACCCCGCCTCCGTCGGCTCCACCAGAGCATCAAACGTGCACACCGCCGCCGCTCCACCCGACGAGATAACGTCAAAATTCAGCCCCTCCGCGTCTTCCCTCAGCGCCATCCCCGCCCCCGGTTGCGGCGTCGCCCGCACCATCGCCCGGATCAGCGTCTTTACCGTCGCCCCCTTCACCAGCGCCATGTCCTCCACGGCCGCCAGCAGCTTATCCAGTTGGTTTCCCATGCGACCCATCGTATCAGCCCCCCTTGAGAGTCACCGCCGGTTGATTGATAAAATAATCTGTCACCAGATAGTACGTCGTTTGCGGCAGCGGTTGCGCGTCCCGCTTGCTCAAATACCAGCCATACGGGTAATGAAAAAGCTCCAAGTCCGGCGTCATTTCCAGCGGATAAGTCGGCACCCCACCCGACACCGCCGGGGCAAACATCTCCCCCACATCCGTTTGATCAGGCAGCGTCGTGCTGATATAGCGCGCCGTCATCCCCACCCGTGGCACCGTGAATTGCGCGCTAAACCGCGTCGGACTCGTCGGCGCTCCCGGCACTGGCAGCCCATAGAAATAATCGCTCGACACCTGCTCCCCGTAGCTCGTCGGCTCCCACACCACGTCCTTCTCGCCCGCGAGGCCCAGGCTCACGATCTCCAAAACCTTCAGCCCCAACTGGCAGCCCAGCGTTTGGATTTCTTGCACAAAAAAGCTCCCAGAAATCCCGCTCACGATCCGGCTATCCCCCACATCCACCGGCAGATAGGATAAATGCCGGATCACCTCCCGGATCTCGTCCCAGCCCTCACTCGTCCGCCGCAGACGCGGCAGTTCCAACGCAAAGTTAGAACTCGCATTGCCCAGCACAATCGCGCTCATGTCGTCCTGATCCTCCTCAACTCGATTAGAATTTCCCGCAGAACCCCCGTCCCCGTCGCATCCGCCCCAGGCGTCCGCGCCGCCGCAGCCCCCGCCGCCTCCCGCGTCCGATCCAGCGCCCGAAAGGCCCTATCGCGTGGCGCAAAACCCGCGTCACCCGCCGCGTCTCGAAAGGCCCCACTCACCGCCCCAAATTGCGCCGCACTCGCCGCACCCGTCCGCTTATTCCCAAACGCGCTAAACGCCCGCCGCCCCTCGTAGCCCATCCCGCGCTCCCGCATTTGCAGCGCGTAAAATTCATCCAGGCCCCCAAAGTCCACATCACCAGCCCGCTTGCGGCTATAGCCCTTGATCGCGTCCGCGTGCCGTTGCCCCCGCTCTTGCGCCAGATCAAAGACCCGCTTTTCGCGCTTGCTCGTAAATCCATCGCCATCAGTATCAGCCCCACCCAGGCCCCCACGGCCCGCAGCCTTCACCGCACCAGCCGCCGCGCCCGCCTTCTTCGCCGCCGCATCCAGACCACCCGCCGCCGTCGTCATCGCCTCCGCCGCCGCTTTGGCCGTGTCCTGCAATCCCTGCTCTAGACTCAACCGGCCCGCCGTCGTAAACTCATCCCATTGCTTTTGCAGCTCCCCCAGATCCGACCGCAACCCCCGCGTCAGACCCTCCGCAAAGCTCCCCGTATCCACCGGCAGCTCCACCCCCGTCAGCTTGCCCACGCTCGCATTGTAGCCCATGGCTATCGCGTTAGCCACCTCGTCCGCGATAGCCTGCCGGAAGGCCCCGCCAGAACTCCCCACAAACTCAATCAACCCCAGCCACGCCGTCTTCAGACCCAGCGCCACACCAACCCCCACCACTTCCCCCAGGCGAGACTCCGCCGCCGCCAGCCTCAGCGTCTCCCCAATGACCGCCCCCTGCCGCGCCGCCCGTTCCAGCCCGCCCGTCAGCGTCGTCACAAACTCCTTAGCCGGTTCCAGCAGCATATTCCCCGGCACCAAAAGCAAGCTCTTGAACGCATCCCCCAGCGTGGAAATTTTACCTTCCAACGTCCGGCTTTGCGTCTCCATCGCCCCAAAGAATAAGCCCCCCTCAGAGGTCAAATTCCGAAAAGCCGTCATCAGGTCTTCGGCGCTCACCTCCCCGCGTTCAATGCTCTTCGCCAGCTCCGAAACATCAATGCCCTTCACCCGCGCCAACTCCTGACGCAAGCCGCCGATGCCCTTTTGTTGGAGCTGCAAAAAGTCCCCCCCCATCAGTTTCCCCGCGCCCCGCACCTGGTTCAATACCAGCACCAAGCCCGCCAGATCCGTCTGCGCCCCCGCGCTAATATCCCCCAGCGTCAGCAGCTCCGCTTTAAGATCCTTCACCGCAGTTCCGCCGCCCAAAAGACCCCGCGCCGCACCTGCCAGCTCACCCACCCCCATCGGCGTTTCCGCCGCCAGTTTGCGGATCTCCCCCACGATCCCCTTCGCCACCGCCGCATTCTTCACCAGCGTAGCGATTCCCGCCTCCGTCGTCTCCATGCTCGCCGCCTCCCGCAGCGCCAGACCCACGCCCGTCGCCGCCGCCGTCGCCGTCGCCAGCGCCGCCACCATCCCCGCGCTCGCCACCTGCCCAGCCCGGCCCAGAGACGTAATCGACCCCTCACCCCGCCGCGCCGCCTGTTGCAGCCCAGAAGAATCCGCCGTGATTTCGTATTTTACACTCCCGTCATTCATACCGCACCCTCCCCAGTCGTCACCAGCGGCGCTTCATCCACCAGCCGCCGCCGGATCGTTTCAATATGATGGTCGTCTTTTTCGATCAGTGTCGCCTCGAGGCCCAGTTGCGCCGCCGCCACCCCCGTCGTTCCCGAACCAGCAAAGCAGTCCAGCACCCGCCCGCCCTTCGGGCACACCGCAAGAAGATCCCGCATCAGCGCCGTAGGTTTCCCCGTCGGATGATGCTTGTCTTTGTTCGTGATGGGATACACAAAAAAGCCCTCCAAACAAGGCACCTCCGCCGCGTGCGTTTGCTCCCCCGGCAGCGGCCCCGCCGTCGCGTGCAAAACAAACTCGCACTGATTGCGAAAGTAGCCCTTATGAGGCCGCGCCGCCGCCGTCTTGCTCCACGGTAGGATCCCCCGCCACACCCAGCCCCCGCCCTGGATCGCGTCCGTCATCGCGGGCAGATTCCGCCAGTCAATAAAGACCATCAGCACCGCCCCAGGGGCCGCCACCCGCAGCAGATCCCCCATCCACTCCATCGTCCACCGCGTCCAGCTCCGCTGGTCCAGATTGTCCCCGCTAAAACCCATGTTTTGGTACTTCGCGTGATACTCATCCGGCAGGTATTTTTTCAGCGGAACCACTGCGCGATCGCTCCGAAACAACCCCCCGCTAGAATACGGCGGATCAGTCGCAATCAGGTTATAGGCCCCCGCAGGCAGCCCCGGCACCACCCGCAGCGCATCGCCCTGGATCACCTCAATCACGCCCCACCCCCTTCGCCACCGGCGCAATGATTTCATGCGTCGCCACATACCACCGCCGCACCCGTTGGCGAGCCCGCAGCATCGCCGCGATCACCGGATTTTCCGGGCTCGTTCCTCCAGACGCCACGTCCCGAACATGCCCCATCAACCGCGCCGCCGTCCCCAGGGGGAACAGCATCGCCGCCTTGTAAGTCATCCCGTATCGGCTCATTAAAAAGTCCAGTAGATTCCAGCGCCAGCCCAGGCCGGGCAGGGGACCCTCGCCCCCGCCCGCCCCCATCACTTTTTTGGCGGACCGCCCGCCCCTTTTTCAGCAGCCACCACCGCCGCCTCCTCCGCAGCTTCCGCCGCGTCCACAGTGGCTCCACCCACCGCCGCAAATTGCTCATGCAGCCAAGCCCGCAGCGCAGGCAGACTTTCCCGCGTCACCCGCGCCAAAACCTCCCGAATCGCAGGCCCGGCGTACAGCACTTCACGTGCCCGTTTCGCCCCCAGATCCGCCACAATCCCCTGTAACAGTTCACGCTCGCCAAAGCACATCAGCGCCGCCGCAATGTCCAGCGTCGTCACATCGCCACCAATCTCAAACGGATTGCCCAGCGCCTCAAGAAGCACCGCGTGTGCAAGGCTATACGGCTCCAAAAGCAGCCCAGCCACCGCCACCCGCTCCACCATCGGGGCCGCCAACATCGTCAGCACATCGCCCCGCTCCTTACCATCCGCAGCCGCCGCCCGCTTCCGCGCCAAATGCGCCGCCACCGCCTCGTGCCAAGCCACCGCCTTCTCCTCAATCCGTGGCCGCTCTTCCCCCTCGGCCGTAACATCAACCAAGTTAGCCGCCGGAAAAGGCGGCATCGGTGCTCCATGCGTCCGCCCTTGTCCCAAGCCCAGCCTGTCAATCCCGTCAATCCCGTCACTCATATCATCGCCTTTCATCTTCGTTGTTGTTGTTGTTCGCCTTATCCCAAAAACAGTATGGGCGGACCGCGCGCAAAGGGGGAAGCAAAGGCGAAAAAGCACCCCCTCTTTCTCAGAGCCTCACGGCCCGCCCAAAATCATCACGTCAGCGCCGTCACCGTCGGACTACTGCCCAGCGCCGTCCAGTGGCTCGCCGTAATCGTCATCTGCCGCTGGCCATTTTGCGTCCAGTTAGCTTTCGCGCTCACCACCTGCCCAACCAAGGCCGTATCAACCCCCGGCTCCCCAGTCTCACCACCCACCACCGGCAGCGTCACATCATCGCCCCGGCTCGGCAGCTCCACCGTATCCGGGAAAAGCGCCGTAAACGTGTAATTGATCTTGTTGCGGCGCAATAGAACCGCACTCGTCCGGCCATCACAGCCCGCGATTTCTTCCAGATCCTCCGGCAGATCAATTTCCCCGTTGATCACCGTTCCAAAGGACTGCGAAAGCTCACAAGTCCCGTTCACAAGATCGTCATAAATGCCCGGCGTTTCCGGCCCTAAAATTACCTGACTCATTGTCTATTATCTCCTCGTTTGTTGTTGCTAACTCAGCACCACCAAGGCCGCACTCGCCGCCGGTAATTGCCTCCGTAAAATGTAATTCGTCTGCACCACGTAGTGCATCACCCCCACCTCAAACCGCACCCAATCCCACCCCTGGTAATCCAGCACCCGGCATGGGCTTTGCTCCGCCACCCACAGGCCGCGAGCCTTCGCCACCACCCCCTCAATCAGATCATAGACCGGCGGCCCAGATCCACGCCCCACCATTAGTTCCTTGCGCACCGTCGCCGCCAGACCACGGCCCACCGTCAGCCCAATGCGCACCCGCGTCTCCGCCTCCTCCGTGCCCTCCGTCCCCGTCTCACCCTCAACCCAGACAATCAGCCGCCAGCTCTTCGGAGTCTCCCCCAGCGCCGCCAGCCCCTCGTCCCGATCCGCCGCCACCGAAACCTCCCCAGGCGTAGGCACCGCAGAGGCCCAAGCCTCCAAAGCCCCCACCACACCCGCAATGATCGTCGATAAATGCCGCGCCATAAAACCAAGAACAAAGAACCAAGAACAAAGAACCAAGAACAAAGAACCAAGAACCAAGAACCAATCAGGCCGACTCAAACTTCGCCACCAAGGCCTCGAACGCACTAGCGCCCGCCTCGATTTCAGCCAGCGGCACCAGCCCCTGCAGCTCCGCCCAAAGGCCCCGTTGTGCCTCACTCAGACCCGCCAAAAGGCTCCGCACCTTACCCGCTTGCGCCGCCAAGTGATTCAGGCCCACGTCCAGCACATCGCCGCACTGGCTCGCCATCTTACGCACCGCCGCCTCATCACCCGACGCCTTAAAAATCGTCCGGCGACCCACCACCGCTTGCGGCCCCGCCCGCATCGGCACAGATCCAGGCCCCCGCAGCCGTTGCGGCATCGCAGGCGGTGGCAGAAAAGGACTCTGCATCCCCGCCACCCCACTAGTAGCCAACACCTCCGGCGCAACCGCGCCGCCGTCTTTCTTATCGTCGTTCATCTTGCCCATAAAATTTATTTCACCGTTCACTGTTCACTGCCTCAAAAACCAAAAACCAAGAACCAAGAACCAAGAACCAAGAACCAATCACGCCCCCAAAGCCCCCCCACCATCAACCCGGCTCGCCCGCTGCAAAACCGCCCCCCGCGCCGCCCGGCTCTTCCGCCCCGGCACCAGTTGCGTTTTCCCGTCCCGGATCAGTTCCAAACTCCGCGACCGGCTCCCCAGCTCCCGCTTGTGCGCAAACTGTTCAGACTGCCTCCGCCGCTCGTAGCATTGCGCCGCCGCAAACAGCACCGCCGCCCGCTTCACCAGCTTTGGAATTTCCCCCGTCAGCGGCACCGAATATCGGCCCTCCAAATACGCGTCCACCGCATCCTCCGCAGCCTCCCGCACCGCCTCCCACTGTTCCGGCTCCCCGTCCTCGTCATCGTCCAGCGCATCCGTAGCATACCCAGACGGAATCAACCCCGTCAGATCCTCCCACTCAAAATAATGCGCCGTACGTGCCATGCAGATCAGTTCCCCGTTTCAGAAGTTGCAAACGCCCGGCTGCCAAGTCCCGCCGCCACCAACACCGCCTTCACGTCGTCGATATGCAGGCAGTCACACAGGCAGGCCCCGGACGGCTCGTCCATCCGCGCAAGTCGCCCATTGCAAAAGTCATTCCCCGGCTCCGCATCATACAGAACCCCCAAGCCAGTCACCCCGGCCCCATCCATTTCCAGGTGGACCACCTTGTCCCCGTTTTTTGCCTCGCGCCCGTTTCGGTAGTGCATAAAAAAATCCTCTGTTGACTGGTTACTTCCAACTCCCGACTACTCCTCAGCCTCCCCACAAAACACCGCAAAACCCCGTTCCAGGGAGGCCAGCAAAGCCTCAAACTCCGGCAGCTCATCCCCCAGGATCTCCACCGCCCCGCTCCGGTCCGTCCCTGTCACCGTCTCCCCCTTCAGGCTCTCCAGAACCCCACGCGCCGTCTTCAGGTGCGCCCCAAGGCCCATCGCCCGGCTAAGCGCCTCCTCAAGCCTCACCTTTGCCATCGGCTCCCGCGTCTTAAACCCGCGACCCCCCGGCACAACCCCCGCGATCCGCTGGCGGAACCCCCGCGAAGGAATCCCCAAACGCGGTGCAGTCTCCACCACAGGCGGCACAGTCTCCACCACAGGAGCCGTTTCCACCACAGGCGGCACAGTCTCCACCACAGGAGCCTTTTCCACCTTAGTTCCCGCCGTCTCACCAGCGCCGTCAATTTTGTTGTCCGTCTTCTTGCCCATAAAATTCAATCTCCCAAAAATTCACTTTTAACCTTTCGCTTCGCCCCAAGAACCAAGAACCAAGAACCAAGCACTATTCCGCCGCCCCAATCACCACCCGCTCCTCCCCCACAGCCCCCGCCAGCCTCACCTCCTGATACCCCCCCTGGTCCGCGTTCCAAAGCTCAAGCCTAAACCCGCCCGCCCCATTGCTCACCAGACGCGCGCTACTATCCGCATCGCTCAAAATCCCCGCCAGCCCGCTCGGCGTCACCGCCCGGCTCGTATCCGTCAGCGCCGCCACCTCCGCGCTCGTCGCCAGCTCCACAATGCCCGCCGCGCTCGTCGTCGCCGCCTCCACACTGCCGCCCCCGCCCGTCGTCACCGCAGACCAGCTCCCCGCCGTTCCCGCCGTCGCCCGGTAGATCCCGCCCGTATCCGTCTCCCAGCCAATTTGCCCCGCAGCCACCGGCACCGTCGCCGCCTTCGTCGCCGCCGTAAACGTCTGCACCATCTGGCGGCCCGCAGGACTCACCACCGCCTTCGTCGTCGCGTCCACCGCCACAAGCTCCGTGCTCGCCGTCAGCGCCACCGGCGCGGCAGTCGCCCCCGCACGCATGAACACCGCAAACGGCAGAATCACCGTGCACACCGCAACCGCCAAAAATTGAATTCGCTCTTTCATCTTTTTTTCGCCCTCACTTGTTCGGAAAAAAAGACCGCGCCAGACTCAGGTAAACATAGCCCAAACCCCAAGCCCAGCGCGGCCTCCCCCAATGCGTCCTCGCGGACTAATTAACTGACAGTGCCGTCGCTGCCGTAGATCATTTCCGGCATACAGAAGCCCACGTTGGAAACCCCGTACACCTGCCAGAGAAACTTCTTGTTCAGCACCACGTAGCTGTCCTTCGGGTCAGTAATTTGGTATTGCTGCCATGCAGCTAACTCCGTCCGAATGAACGGCTTCATGACACTGCCCGTTTCCATCAGAAACCAAGTGTGTTCCATGTCGTTCGTCGCAAGGTGCGGCCACACCTCCAGCCGCGCGCTGTCCTTCAAGACGTTGTCTTGACCATTGGCCAAGCGACCCGCGTTAATGATCTCGCGCGCCGTTTGTTCATAGCTCGGACTCACCACCAGCACCAGCGCCTTACCCAGCCCCATCGGGCGGCCCTTCGCGTTTTGGCGAGCCTTCAGATTCGCCAGACCCGCCGCATACCGCGCCACTGTCAGCCGACCCGTCGTCACGTTCGTAAACGTCGTTGCGCCTGCATAAGCCGCCTTGTCCGTATCAAAGAACCCGCTGCCCGTGTAGTCCGTCGCACCGCCCAGGCCATCACTCAGCAGTTGCACCAGCAACTCGTCCGGATGCTGCCGCGCCACTGCCCCCATGGTCTGGGAATTGCGCACATACATTCCCAGGCGATCCCCCAGCACGTCCAGCATTTTCAGGCCGATTGTGCTTTCAAACTCCTTCTGGCGGATCGTGTAACCCGCTTGACGCAGGTTCTGCACCGTCACCTCATCCGTCAGCTCCCGGATGCCCGGAAACGCCGTCAGGAAGTCGTGTTCTTCAGTGACCGCACTTGCGGGCATCGTGTCCATGATCCGGGCAGAAAGCGGCTCCCCCGCCCCCGAAAAACCCTCGTCATACTTGATACTGAAACCCTTTTGAATGGCCTCAACATTGGCTTGATTGATTTGCATTGTCTCTTCTCTCCTTCGTTGTTGTTGTTGTTGCTGCCGCTCTTAGAAGTTGTTGGTGTGGTCCACCAGCGCGTAAGTCACGCCGTCCACAACGCGCAGCCCTTTAAACACACCCGCCCTCGCGCTGTTTGTGCTCGTCTTCGCCACCGTCGTGTCGTCCTCGATGTAACACACATCGCCAAAATCAGCCGCCGCCAGCGCCGCGCTCGCGCTGTTCTTGTACATCGCATAACCGCAATGCACCGGGATCACGTCACCCGCCACCCCGTCCGCTTCCGCCCGGCCAATCGCCTTCGTATTCGCCGCATCCGTCGCCCGCGCCACAGCGCCCGTGCTCGTATTCAGCGCCACCATTACCCCGACGAAAAACACCGTGCTAGCCGGAATCGTCACCCGCAACGTCAGCCCACTTACGGTGGGGCTGTCAAACCCTGCTGTTGCATTTGCCATAGTCTCAGTTCTCCTCTTTCAGTTCTTGTTGTTGTTCCCTTGATTGGTTAGGCAATCACCAGCGTCTCCGCTCCGTCTGCCCCTTTAAGTTGCACCTCTTGCCACACCGCCCTCGTCGCGTTGTAGAGCTGGAAAATCGGCACCCCCGCCGCATTCGCGCTAATTCTGAAATTCGCGTCGGGATGGTTCCCAAACCAGCCCGCAATAGAAGGCAGGACCTTACTGTCCACCCACACCTTCGAACCCTCAAACCCTCGGCAGATCCCCGCCACCACGTTGTGGCCCCCAGGACTGGCAGACACCGTCACATCATCCGCCACAAACACAGGCCGCAGATAATGCGCCTGCGTCACCGGGTCCGCCCCATCGTTATCAAAGGCAAAGACGCCCAAATCAAAGACCACCCTCGTCTCCCCATCCTCCAGGCCCGTAGCATCCACATTGTTGCGCACCCGGCCCAGCATCCGCAGCCCCGCCGCATCCTCCGCCGCCGCGCCGTAGCCATCCACGTCCACGCAGACCATGCGGCCCACGCTAAACACATCATCCGCTCGCACCGGCACAGAGTGCGCATTGTCCGGCCTCTCCGGCACATCAGCAGGGTTAAACAGCGTCATAGCAGCAATCAGAGCCCACAGGCCCAAGGTTAAAAAAATATGTTTCATCGTTCAAAAGATCCACTTCGTTGTTGTTGTCGTTCTCGTTGGCAGATCAGTCGATCTTTGCCCCACGCACCGGCGGCTCCGTCACACAGACAAGGGTGCTCCCCTTCTTCCAAGCGGCCTCGTCAATGCCCAGCATCGCCGCCACCGTCTCCTCCGCCTCCGTCATCGCACCCGTAGCCAAACCGCGCGGCTTGATCACCACACCACCCCCACGGCCATTCTCAACCGCCACCGTCGCCGGAATCGCCTCCATGACCTCCTTCGCCGTCTCCACGCTCATCACATAGCGTCCCTGGTCACTCTTCGCCTTCACACAGGCAGGCACCACCTTACCCGCCGCAATGCTCGCGGTAATGACCGCCTCCACGCCTGCATTGTGCGCCGTCGTATCGTCCCGGCTCTGGATCGCCGCCACACTCGCCGCCAGCGTCGTCTGGCCCGCCATCAGCTTACCCACCGCATCCGTCAGCGCCTTCAAGCCCTCTTCCAAAGTTTTAATGTCACTCATGCTCAAATCTCCTTTTGTTGTTTCGTCGTCTTGTTGTTGTTGTTGCCCTGGTTTCACCGGCACCGGCTTCGCAGGCACCCCGGAAATTTCATTGCCACCTTTAGCCGTGGACTCCACCTCACCGCCCGCCGCCTTCTGGCCCTCCTCCGGCTCCCCCGCTGCTCGGCGAGCCCGCAGCAAGGACCCCAGGCCCAGCCGCACATCGTCCTCGGTGGCCTCATCGGTGTAGCCCAAAAGATCACGCATCAGCGTCAGCGCGTCCGGCAGCTCCGCCAGCTCTCGCGCATTCGCGGCAATCACACTTGCCGCGATGGCCTCCTTAAACTCAGCGCCCGCCACCGCACCATTGCGAGTCAACGCCACGCTGGAGACCATCGTCACCACGCCCTCACCATCCACCCAAAACACGCCCGAAACATCGGGATAGCTCGCCGCATACTGGCGGCCTTCCGGCGTATAAGCCGCCGCCAAATAATAAAGACCCTTGCCCGGCACCACCTCAATAGAGCCGTGCCCCGCCGTCGTAATCGGCCCCGTACGATAATTCGCGTGACCCTTGTGGCTCTCATGATCAAAGTCCAGCGTCACCGTGTCAAAACCGCGCGCCTCTTGATTTGCAGCCAGCACCGCCGCCGTCTTCTCGTTCACGAAAAGCTCCCGGTCCGACCCATCAGGCCCCAGACCCCGCGCCACATTGCGGCCCCACCGCGCCAAAAGCACCCGCTTAGGCAGCTCCGCCGCACCCGTCATCACCCCAGCGCAAACCGGCCCCAACAGCACCGACCGCAGCAGCCCCTTGTCCAAAAGGCCCAAAGTCGTCGTTGTTGTTTTCTTCGCCGTAGTCGGTGCGGATTTCGCCATGGCTCACCCTCTACCCCACCGCCACAACAACCCCAAATAAACAGGACCGCCCCACCCATTAGAGCCAATCCCAACCCCTCCACCAACTTCCCACTTATCACTTCCCACTTCCCACTTCCCACTCCTCAACCCCCCGCCCGCCCCCGCGCCCGCCACCAAGCATTCACCGTCCGCTGCACCATGCGCTGCCCCTCCGCCGTCAAAGCCCCCCGATTCGTAAACGGCAGGTAAGCCCGGCGCGGAATCTTCCCCATCGCCCCCCGCTTCGCCTTGCTTCCCATCTGGTGTACTGCCGCATACTTCCGATCAGATCCCACCACCACCCGCGTCCCATCCGCAGACACCACGCGCACACTGCGCCACAGCGTGCTCGTATCCTTCAGAGTCGCCGCTTCCCCGTCCGCCTTCACAGGCCAAGCATTCGGCCTCTTCGCAGGATCATTGAACGCCTGTTTCGTCAGCGAAACCACCCCCACCCCAATCGCCCGCAGCAGAACCTCCGGCCTCTTCGCCTGCCCCAAAATCGCCCGCAAATCAGGCCGCGCCGTGTCCCTCAGAATTCGAAATTGCATCCCCCACCATCGCCTAGCAGTCAAGCCAAGGGTTGCGTGCTTGGTGCTTCGTGTGGCTTAACCGCCCAAATAGGTCTTATGAGCCCCATAGGACCTATTCCCACCGCCCCGCGCGCTTCAGCGCCCGCACCGTCCGCGTCACCTCATCCACGGCAGGCAATAATTGCAGTCGTGCCTCCTTGCCGCAGCCCACACAAATTGATTTCAGCCACCTCTTAGGCGGCCCCGCCCCACAGTCCCGCACCACCACCTTCCCGCAGTGCGGGCAGCGGTAGCGGTATGCCGTGCGTTCCTTCATGGCTGTTGGTTCGCGGTCACTGATCCGAAACGTTAGAGCCGCTGAGATCGTCGAGAGCCTGCGCGGCGGTTTGCCCGCGAGACTCCAGCCACGCGGCGGTAGCTTCGAGCACACGTACGGTGCCTAGGTTGACCCGCTTGGGGCCGGGTGGACGCCCGCCTTGACCTTTGGCGGGGCCGCGTTTAGTCTTGGTCTGTCGCTGGGGCTTGCTCATAGCGCGGATTGAAACAATTGAACTCTGAAAAGGGTTTTGCCCGCTCCCCTGCTAGGGAGCGGGCTTTTTCTTGGTCAGGCGGCGGCGAGGATTTTGTCTTTGACAAATTTCACCCCGTAATCGTTTTCGCACAGCCAGCCCATTTCTTCGAGCTTGTCGATGGCTGCCGCGTGGAAATCGGCCCACACATCTTCCCGAGACCCGGCCATGAGTGCCGGATGTTGGATCTCGATGTTTCCCAGATGGCGGAAGCCGTTGGACGCTGTGTAGCCGTCGGCTTTGCGATTGTCATCATCGACAAGGTGCAAATCGTCGTTTGTGTGGCAGAGGACAGCCACGGTTGTTGTTGCGGACTGGTCATGTCCGGTGGCAATGCGGGCTTGGATCATGCTGATTGTTGCGATGGTTTTCATAACGCGGATTGATTTGGTTTGTTGTTTGCGTCGGCTGCTACCGACACAGGATAATAAGCCCTCCCCGAATCAATGCAAATACTTTTTGCACCAAAATGTTTTTTATTTGTTGGCTGGAGGGCTGTCGCATGATCGAGAGTGCCCTCAAAGTGGCTCTAACAATGAGATGCAGCCCAACTAGCAACGGCTCCCCAATCTCAGTCCAGCCTCGGGCCAATCGCGCCCGTGGCTGATCTCAAGCGTGCTCCCTTGATTGTCATCACTCATCTTCAGCCTTTCTGTTCACTCCTCACTTCTCACTTCTCACTTCTCACTTCTCACTCCGCCCCCCTCATCACTCCCGCCTCGTCACCGACCCCACAGAAACCGCCACCAGCCCCACCGTCACATGGCAGCAGATCGCGCATTTACCACCCGCATAAAACCGCCGGAATTCCAGCGCCTCCCCAGGCCACAGCCTCACCCACTCGCCCCCCACCAGCTCCTCCGTCGTCGGCTCCCGGTCATCACGCTTCAGCGCCACAAACCACACCCCGCCCCGGATCTCCCCACGCTCGCGCGGCACCGCCTGCCCCCGCACCAACAGCAACCCCGTCCCCCGCTTCCAATTCATTCGGTCATGCTCACTCATTTTCGCGCCTTTCTGTTCACTGTTCACTGTTCACCTCCCACTCCTCACCCGCCAATGCCCCGCAACCACTCCCAAACCGTCACACCCTCCCCAGCATCCGCCCGCCGCGCCCAGCCCTCAAAAATCCGCAGCTCCTCCGCGCTATAGTGCGCCGTCAAATCCGCAAAGCTCCGCCGCAAATCCCCCGGCTCAAACCGCCACGCCCCAGGCTCGTTTCTCTCCCGCGCCGCTTGCACGTTGATCCGCTCCACCCCACGGCCCACGTCTCTTAAAAGCACGTGCTCCTTCTCCAGCCGCTCCAGATCCACCCCCTCCAAGACCGTCCGCTCCTCCGTCGGCTTCGCCCGATCCGCCGCTAGCTCGTCGTCGTAATCCTCCGGCGTTAGCCCCAACACCAGACACCGGCACCCGTGCCCCCACGGCGGAAAATGCGTTCTCCAAAATGGATGACCTTGGGGCAGTACCAAATTGTTCAACGCCTTGTGGCTGTCCCGCACGCGATGGTCCCCCACCGTTAAATATTTCCAGTGCGTAAAGATGTCCCTGAAATCATCCAGCTCTTTAAAGGCCCCCACCGCATACCCCGCAAAAGCATGGTTGCGCACAACAAACTCCGCCTTCTTTTCCAGCTTCGCCAAGGCCTTCGCCGCCGCCGCCGCATCATCAAACAAATCTGGGTCCAGGGGCAGATGCTTCGCCAAGCTGTCCCGCACCTTGCCCACCGTCTCCCGGTAATCCTCCCCCGCAGGCACCCCCGCCACCAGATCCCGCACCTCCGCCAGTGCCCGCGCATCGTCCAACCCCGACACCGTAAACGCATACCCCCGCAGTTCCGGCAGCAGCCCCTCAAACACCTCCCGCCGCAAAGGCCGCTTGCCCTTCACAAACTCAATCGCCTCCGCATTCGGCACCGGCTCCAATAAATAATTCTTTGGCATCGTCTTTTCAGTTTACCAGCGTTTTCGTTTTCTCACACCCCACCGCAGCCGCCCGGCTCAATAGGTCTTATGGGTCCCATAGGACCTATTCCCCCAGCTCGCCACCTGCCCAAACTCATAAAAACCTTCCAATTTTAACTTTTCACTTCCCACTCACCCAACCCCCACCTCTGCCGCGCATCACCGCGCATACCTACAGCGCGCCCAAATGCCCCCGCCGCTACTCAGAGACCCGGAAGCCGCTCCCCCTGCCTTAAATCGGCTCTATTCGCGTCCTCGTCCTCGTCTTCCTCCGGCTCCACCCTCCCCGCTCGCAGGTCCTCCTCCACATCGGCCATTCTCCGGCGTCGCTCCGGCGTCCAAAAATGCCGGTCGGCCTTCACCGCCCTGGAGTGCTCAAAGAAGCTCTCCAGGTTAATCGCAATCCGCCGGGGCAGCAGCCGCTGGTATTCCACAAAGCCCGCGTAGGCCAGCTTCACCGCACTCTTCCAACTGCACCCGAACTCCGTTTTCCAGGCCCCGCAATAGACCAGCGTCGGCAGCGCCAGAATCACCGGTTGCCAAAGATTCGCCTCCGCCCTCTTGAATTTCACCACCCCCACCTTCGGCACCATGGAGGGCGGACACACCGCCACCCACTCATCAGGAGCCACCTCCGCAAAGTCCCGTTGTCCGAACTCCAACTTCTTGTCCCCCACCCAAACCGACAAGGCCCCCGCCGCCCCGCCCGCTTTGTTGTTGTTGTTGTCGCCCATAAAAAAGCCCTCTCACAGTCTAGTCTTCAATTGCTCCCTCGTCGTCCTCGTCGTCCTCGTCAGCGGTTTCTTGCCAATTCAGGTAGCCCGCCGCCACCGCATCAATCGCCGCCATCAGCTCCGGCCTTTCCTCCTCCAGCCAGCAATCACCAAAGATCCGCACCCGGTATTCATGCCGCCGCTCCGCCGGACTCCAAAAGCGGTGCATTTCGATTTCCTGCCCCTCGTCCAAGGCCTCCTTCAGCACCTCAAACAGCGCCGCCAGCTCCTCCGTTGTTTGGCTTGTTTCACTCATAAATTCACTCCTCACTTTTCACTTTTCACTTTTCACTTCTCACTCCCTACTCCACCGCCCCCACCGTCACCACCGTCACCACCGTCTTACTCTTCGGAATCCCGTGCTTGTCCACGCTCCGGCACTCCGCCACAAACGCCGCCGCCACCTCCGGCCGCAACCACTCCGCCGCCGCAGACCGGAATTTCTGCCCGTCATCAATCCGGCTCTCCCAGCTCGATGGCCTCTTGAAAAACAGCTCAAGCAGCTCCCCCGCCGTCCGATCTCCCCCATTCCGTTCCAGCACCCGCAACAGAGCGTTGTGCTTCGGGCTGTTGTCTTGGAAGGACCCGATCAGCAGGTCCGCCGTAAACGTCACCGCCACACTCGACCGCGCCCCGCGACTCTCCACCCGCCGCCCCTCCCGGCTCTCATCCTCCAGCTTCGCCTGCGGTTGCAAACGCGCCCACGCCTTCAGCCTCTCCTCAATCTCCCCCTGCCGCTCCTTCAGTCGCCCAATCTGCCCCACGATCTCCCCCAGCTCATCCGTCAGCGCCGCCACCTCCGCCGCATCCTTCGGCACCACCACTTCAGTTTTTGTCTTCTTGCTCATCGTCGCATTTCCTTTCGTTGTTGTTGTTCGTCGTCGTCTCTGTTCTCACTCCGCCTTACAGCTCATCAATTGCACCGTCACCACCGCCCCGCCCTCACAACGCCGCCGCACAAACAAGCGCGGGCAACCCACGGTCGGCGTCCCATAGTATTCCAGCGAAGGCAAAAGCAGCGCCGCGCCCCCTTGCACCAGCGGCAGCACCCGCCGCAGATAATCCGCGCTAAACGGCACCCCACCCCAAGGCACCCGCACCAGCTCCCCCGCCTCCCCGCGAATGCACTCATCGCAGCACTCAATACCCGGCGGCAGATCCCACGGCAGCGCATCCGCCACCACAGCCGAATCCACTCGTTCCATTCCAGATCCCGCGCAGTGCTCACAGCCCTCATCATCGCCATTGCAAACCTTGCACCATTGCAGATACCCCAACCCCAGGCACCGACCACAGCCCGCCGGTTCCGGCGGCAACTCCGGCCATGGGGCCATGTCCACATTGATCCACCTCACGGCGCTTTCGTAAAGCGCCCCCGTCTCCGGCGGAAACGCAAACGGCATCCGCTCCGCAAACGCCCGGCGCTCCTCCTCCACCGCACGCGCCAGAATAGCATCTCCCTCCACCCACACAATCGCCCGCCCATCCGTCGCCACCACCCAGGACCCCAGCCGCCGCACCACCACCCAGGGGCAGGAAACCGCCACCTTCGTCTCATCCCGCCCCACGATCCGCGCCAGATCCCACAGTGTCACCCCACTTGGCCCCACCTCCGCCATTGCCCTCGTCTTCGTTGTTATCGTCGTTGTCATCATCGCCTTTCCTTTCGTTGTTAAATAAAACCACTGTTCACTTCTCACTTCCCACTTCCCACTTCTCCCCCCCTAGCTCCCCAGCCGCCCCTCCAGTTGCGCGATCCGCCGCCGCACGGCCACCACCTTGTCCCCCTTGGCCTGTCCACTCGTCAGCTTGTGCCACTCCGTCCAAAGCGGACGTTGTGCCTTGGCTACCGCCCTGTCCGCCTCCTTCTCCAGTTTGCGCAGCTCGCGCTTTTTCTTCGCAATCATCCGCGCCGCCTCCCGTTCGAGCCGTTCCAGCTCCCGTTCAACTTGCCGCGTCCGCTTCGTCCGCGCCAACACCTCCCGCGCCTCCTCCTTCCGCAGCTGCCCCAGCTCCTTCTCCCATGCCTTCGTCATGTCCGGCCCGTCAATTTTCGCTTTCGTAGCCATCGTTGTATTTCCTTTCGTTGTTGTTGTTCTTCTCACTTCTCACTGATCACTTCTCACTTCCCACTCCCCACCTCCCGCCGCCGCCTCTCCGCCGCCACCTCCCGCGCCGTCTCCTCCTCCGCCCGTGCCGCCACCGCAAACGCCCTGGCCCACCATGCCGGATCTCGACCCGCCGCCCCAGGCGTCGGCACCTCCAATTCAAACGCCGCCGCGTAGTGCCGCGCAATCTCCGCCGTCAGTCGGCGCGCCTCCCGCCGCCCCATCGCCAGCGGCACCCGGCCAAAGCGCAGCCCCTCCTCCCAGCGTCCCCGCTCCACCGCCGCCTGTTCCGCCGCCCGCAAATGCCGCTCCCGCTGCTTCTGCTCCCCAGCCGTCAACCGCCGCTCTTCCGTCTCATATTGCCAATCAATCATGTCGTTGTTCCTCCGTTGTTGTTGTTAAACCCACTGTTCACTTCTCACTTCTCACTTCTCACTTCCCACTTCTCACTTCGTCCCGCCCCGCTTCCGCAGTCGCCCCATAAGGTCCGTTACCTGCTTCGGCTCCAACTCCTCCAGCGCGCTCACCTTGAACCAAGGCCGCGCCACCTTCAGCGCATACTCCCGCGTAAGGCCCCGCGACTCCAACAGCTCATCCAGCCGCTTCAACCGCTGCCTCACCCCCTCGTCCTTGTCCTCGGATCTCAGCGCCCGCTCAAAGTCCCGGCTCCGCAGGACCCCGCCCAACTGTTTAAAATGCAGCTCCAAAGACCGAAAGTCCCCCTGGCTGCAATCACACAGGCTAATCCCCGCCGTCATCCCCTCCGGCGATCCACGGCCCACCGCCCGCGCCTGTTCCGCGTGTTTCCACTGCTTAAACCACGTCGTCACCGCCAGCCCCACCGGCGGCTCAATCGCCCCCGCCTCCCGCAGCCGCTCCCACGCCGTCTTCGCCAGAATCGAAAGATCCCGCAATTGCCACGCCTTCAGCGGTTGCCCCGCCCACACCTTCTTTGGCACCCAGCCAGACCGCGCCACCGGCCCCGGCTTCTTCGCCCTCCGCTTCTCCGCCAACTGCTCCGCCGCTCGTTCCTGAATGCTCATCGCGCCTCGATCCTTTCTAGTGCTTGCGTCAGCGCCGCCACCATCGGGCCAGCCTCGCCGTTATCGTAAAAATCCAAATACGGCCCCCGCGCGTCGTCACAACAAAAGCCCAGCACCTCTTTCAAAGGGCATCCATCGCACCGCTCCCCACGAACCAAATACACCGCACACAACGCGCAAGAGTCCGAGTCGATGTCGAACAGTTCCTCCCTGTCCTCAATGCTCGGCAGGTATGCCTCCGCCTCCTCGTCAAACCACTGCCACACCCCATGCTTGCGCATTGCCTCCGGTAAAAGCCCCCGCCACTTCGTCAGGCAGTGCCGCACCGCCTTCCTATCAATGACGTTAGCTTGTCCATTCCAATCCTCCCCGTGAAGCGCCACCATCTCCTCCACCCACTCCTCCACCGGCACCGGGTAAAACTCGTCTCTCCAAGTCTGCAAACTCATAAAAAGCCTTTCTGTTCACTGTTCACTGTTCACTTCGCACTTCCCCCTCACCGGCTAATCGCCCGCCGCTTAATCGCCTCACAAGCCGCCGCCAGCTCCTCATCCCCCGGCACCTCGTCCACCGCCATCAACCGCCCCGCCTCCGTCACCACGTCCCTCAAGAACGCAAAGCCCCCGTACTCAGCGGCATAGTCGCCCATCAGTTTCCAGGTTGACTCTTTCAGCGTCTCCACCCCAGCGCGCCTCTGCACAAATAGCCGCACGTCCTCGTCCGACGGAGCCCCAAAAAACAGCGACGCATAACAACGATTATAAATAAGCTGCTTCGCTTCTTGCCATGCGGAAAGTTTCAGCTTCTTCCACAGCGTGTTCTGTCCCGCCATCACAAACCAACACAAGGTCCGGCTCACTAAAGTTTTCATCACCGTTAGCCCTTCGCTCGTCAGATGTTGGCTTTCGTCCAGGCAGATCAACTGCCGCTTGCTCTTCAGGGCTTGGATCAACCGCGCCTGTCGCGTCATAAAGTCCCCCGTCACATCGTCCACGCTGGCCGCCGCGCCGATCCCCACCAACATCAAAGTCACCATCGCCTTTTTTGTTTTCCACGCCTCGTCGGCTTCAATCACCACAGCCATCCCTGGATTGCGTGCAAGAATGGCCTCAAGCGCCCTTGTCTTGCCCGCGCCGCTATCCCCCTCAATGATTACCAAGCGGTTCAAATCGTCCACCGTCATCAATCCCGCCACCGTTTTAACCGCCTCATACGCCGGTCCCAGATCATCCCACGTCTCCGCCGCCGTTGTCGTCCGCGCCGCCTGAATCAAGCGCCACACCGCCTCATACTTCGGCAGCCAAGTCTCCACCGCCAGCCCCTCCGTCTGCCCCGCCGCCAGCCGTTGCAAGGTCTTCGTGCTTCCAAGTCCGCGATAAGCCCTCAGCAGCTTCACCGCGCTCAAATGCCGCGCCTGTCTCCATCCATCAATCTGCGCCGCCACCGCACAAAGCGCCGCCGCCATCGTCACCGTTGTTGTCGTTGTTGTGTCGTCCTTCATCGTTTCGCCTTTCTCTTTCTGTTCACTGTTCACTGTTCACTTCCAACCAAGCCCTCAACCCGCCCGCGCCACGTCCCGCCACGCGCAAACCGTCAGCCCATAAAACACCGCAGCCGCCGCCGCCATCACCAGCCCCGCAAAAGGCCGCTCCTCAAACACAGCCGCCACCGCCATCGCCCCATGGCTCAACGCCAGCACCCCAAACAAAAGGCACGCCACCCGCGCCTCCCAAAGCCGCCGCCGTCCCCATTTCGCCCGCACTTTTCGAGTCCAAAAATTCATAATTCGCCTTTCTGTTCACTTCTCACTTCTCACTTCTCACTTCTCACTTCTCACTCTTCACCCCTCGCACCTCCGCCAGCTCCCACTCCACCGGCTCCCCCATGTCCTCACGGCGCATCGTGTCCGCCATCAGGCAGGCCTCCTCATTCCAGACCAGATCCGCCCGGCCCGTCGCATCCCGCACATAGACCCACGTATCCGCAGGCAGCGGGCGGTCCGGCAGCACCGGCAGCCACGGCTCCTCAATCGTTCCCAGTCCAACCAGATACACGCCCGTGATGTCCCCACGCCCCAGGGCATGGCCGTACCCGATCCACTTCTGATCCTGCCCCGCCAGCGGCAGCCAGACCGCAATCTCCCCCGGCGTCACCAAATCGCAGATGGCCAGCACCTCCCGCCCCGGATGGCACTCCAACAGACCATAGGACACAATGCCCAGATCCGGCAGCACCAGCTCCACCGTCCAGCCGTCCGCGCTCGTCCGTCCCCGCATCAACCGCACGTCCAAAACCCGCAGCATCGGCGGCATGATAAACTCCGCCTCCTCGTTCGCGATCACCGCGCCGTTGTTGTTGTTGTTGTCAATCGTATCCCGTTCTGTTGTCGTTGTCTTCATCGTTTCGCCTTTCTGTTCACTGTTTACTGTTTACTGTTCACTTCTCACCAAGCACTCAGCACCAAGCACCAAGCACTAAAAATCGTCACGCCTCCTCCAGCGCCGCCAAAGCCGCCGCCCGCCGCGCCGCCACCGCCCCCACATCAATCGAAACCTCCCGCGTCGGCTTCACCTCCACCGGCTCCGCAGCCCTCGCACCACCACCACCCAGGCGAGTCACCCCACGCGGGGCCGTCGCCCCGCCAGACGCCGCCACCGAGACCCGTTGCGCCTCCGGCCTGCCCGTCCGCCTCACCGCCACGTTGCCCTGACCATCGTGCGCTTGCGTGTGTGTCATGCCCTTCCTGTGCGGATTCACCGCCGCAAAGGCCGTCCGCGCCGTCGCATCCGCCCGGCCCTTCGTCGTCTGCCCCTCCCGGCGCGGCGCAAGGCTAAATTGCGGCACGTCCACAGCATGGGCTGCCGTAATCAAATAATCCCCCACGGGCCGCCCATCGCGGTCCTTCGTGTTCGCATTCGCCACATAGGCCCCCAGCTCCGGGCGAGCCGGATCAAAGGCCACCAGCACCCGCGTACCGTTCGTCACATGCAGCGCGCTAATCCCGTTCACTTCAAACCGGAAACTCGCCCCCCGGTAATGCGTCGCCTCCAGCTCCACAAACCCGCCCCGCACCGTCGCCAATCGCTTCAGCGGCAGAAAGCGCCACAGCTCCGACGCTGGCAAAGGCCGCGCCGTGCGATGCTCCAGCCCCGCCGTTAGCAGATCGTTCGGGATTAGCGCCCGCCCCTCAAAAATCGCCGCGTGTCTCTCCCGCTGCCGCCCGTTCATCGTCTGCATGGCCAGCCAGTGAGATTTCGCCGCCGCGTCCTGCTCCAAGAACCCCGCCGCGCGCGGATCGCGGCGACCCGCCCGCACCGCAAGCGCCAGCTTTGTCGCCTGTTCAAACTCACCCCGCACCCGGCCAATGTCCCGGCCCGAGTGAGCCAGCACCGTTTGCAGCATGTTAAAGCTGCTCTCCAACAGCGCCTTGTGGTTGCTCGAAAAGCCGTGGACGATGTGGAACAGCTCATCAAGTCCGCCCCAAGTCTGCCCCTTATAGGCCGCCCCCAGCTCGTCCAACGGCACCCCATGCACCGCCCGGCCCTCCCATCGCCCGCGTTCCAGCATCAGACAAATCGGCATCGTGCCTTGCGCCTCAATACAGCGCAGTACAAACCGCACAATGTCCTCGCCCCGATAAGCATCGCGCTCCCGCCCGATCATGTCCACCCCCAGCCATCCCGCGCTAAACAGATCCATCGCCGCCAAGGTCTGGCGGCACAGGCGCGGACCCTCCGCCGTCTCCACAATGTAGGGTTGATTGGTGCTATAGTCGTCCATCATCCACACGTCCATGGCGTTCAATGGGCATTCCCGGCCCTCCGCATCCATCCACGTCATGCCCTTGCGTGGGTGATGACTCACCGGGTCAAAGGCCTTCTTCCCACGGAACAGCGCCTCCTCCTCCGCCTTCGGCATCACGCTATTGCGCACCGTGTCCGGCCATCGTGGCATCCGCTCCGCCGCGCGGGATGCCTCCAGCTCGTCCAAAATCAACCCGCGCGTCCCCGGCTCGCATTCTGGATCATCGCGAAAAGTCTCCATCGCAAAAGCAAAGCTCCCATGTTTCAAGCTCAAAGCCCGCAAGGCCTGCCGCTCCACCTCCGTCAGATCAAATTTGCGGGGCCGCCCGCAGGCGCTATAATCCGGCTCCAGACTCGCCGCGCTCAACCACTTGCAAAGAGTGCCCTTGCCAAGCCGCAAACTCACCGCCGCCTGTCCCAGACTCGCCCCGCCCGCCATCATGGCCCGCGCCGCGTCAACAGTGGCTTTCTTGTAATACGTTGGTAATGCCCGGCCCATAGTCGTCGTCGTTGTTCCTGGTTTATTGTCCATCCCCATCGCCCCCCGTTGTTGCCAGTCCCCCAGGCACCGCCAGCCCCACAAACTGGAAGCCCTTGGCCGTGACTCTAAAAGTGTTTTGATGCTTCACCCCAGTCCCCGTCCGCCCCACCACCACCAGCCCAAACTTGGCCAGAAAGTCCAAGCGCCTCGTCAGCGCCGCCCGCTGGGTCTGGCGATTCCTATAAAAAGACACCCTCCCGGACTCCTTCACATTCCGCTTCGCGCTCGCACTGTATTGGTACATGACCATCCCCGGCATCGCATCGACCACTTCCGCCGTCGTCCATACCCGCGCCCCATGCAGCGCCAACCAGCTCAACAGCGCCCAATCGTGCAAAGATCCCCCGTTGACGATAAAAACCGAACCCATGCGCTCCACCTCCTTCAGCAGCCAGCGCAACCGCGCCTCCGCCTTGCTTGGCCATGGATTCACGATTTCAACCCGCCACGTTTCACCGTCAGCCTCCCCCATCAAATGGCTCCCCTCATGGCCCAGCGGCAGCGAACAAACGCCCAGCCTCCCAGTCTTTACCGACGGCGATGTCGCCCCACAAAATGCGCTCATCACTCCGCCCCCCCTTCCATCATGCAGGCCGCGCGATCCGCCGCCGCCTCAACCACCCATTCCCAGGCCCCGTCCGGCAGCCCAGCAAGCGCCGCCTTCGCCTCCACCTCCACCGCCGCCAAGGCCTCCAGCCCCTCCTCCTCCAAGGCCGCCCAATGCTTCCGCACCCGACCCGCAAACCCCAGAAAAAACTTTCTCACCGCCACGCTCGCCCCATCCGTCGCACCCCCGTTGCCCGGCTGCTTGTCCGCCGCATCGCCCGCCAGAATGCCCTGGAAGCTGGTGCCCGCATAAAGCCGCCATTCCCACTTGGCCCGGACCTTCTTCGACCCCGCAAACATGCGGTGGATTCGCGCCGCCGTCTCGACCGTCCGCAGGCTAACGCCGATGCTTTCCGAAAGCTCCGCAAGGGTGGAAAACCGCAATGATTGCGGTTTTTCCGCCCCCTCCGTTTCCGCCTTCGCTGGCCGCCCTTTTTCACCGTCGCCAATCAGATAGCGATGGCACTCCAACCCCACAAACGCCAGTAGCTCTTTGGAGACGTGCCGCCGCGCCGCAAGGCTCCCCAGGATCACCGCCTCCGGCTCCTCCGTCGTCACCCGCACCGGCGCATCCACAAGCCCAGCCTCTCGGCCCGCGCAGGTCCGGTTACGCCCATCCACCACCCACCAGCCCCCCGCCGGATTCTTCACCACCGTCAGCGGCTCAACAATCCCACGCCGCGCCACGTCCCCCACAAAGGCCTTCCATTCCGGCTCCCGCTCCTCAAGCCGCGCCCGGCAGTCCATCAACGTCGATCCCCGCGCCGTCGTCGCCAGCTTCCGCAGGCTCTCCACAACGCTAGACATCGTCGGCGTCAGCTCCAACAGCGGATGGTAAGATACCTTGTCCAGCCTCACCCGCTCCACCGCCGCCTTCACCGCCTTCTTGCCCTTCTCCAACAGCTTCTTCGCCATCGCCCCATAAAGACTCGGCCCCTTAGATCCCGCCACCTTCGTCGCGGCCTTCTTGCTTGCTTGTTTCGTCGCCATAAAATTCAGCCCTTTCTCACTGTTCACTTTTCACTCAGCACTCAACCCTCCCGCGTCGCCCAAAGCGCATAAACCCAGTCACTCCCCGCCTCCTTCTCCGCCTCAATAAACCGCGTCACACCGCGCGCCGTCGCCCAGCTCCGCGCCCGGCCTAGCTGGTCCTCCGTGCCCGTGTACGTCTCCATGCACCCGCGCTTCATCAGCAGACTCGGCAGACCAAGCTCCTTGGGGTTCACCGCCATCACATAATATTTTACCATGTTCGTCGTCTCCTCGTTTGTTGTTAAATCCCGTTTTGTTGTAGTCGCAGGCACGTCAATTCACCGCCTGCCCGTCCTTCAATTCGGCATACCGCGCCACCAGACCCGGCAGATTCCACTCCCCACTCAGGGCGCGAAATAGCGAAACCCGATTCACCCCCAACGCCTTCGCATCCGCTACGATTCCGGGAAACCGAGTCCCCGTCCGCCGCGCCCGCTTGGCCCGCCTCTCCTTCGCCTTGTTCGTTTTTGTTGCCGTGCTCATGTTGCGTGCTACCTTTGTAGCGTGCAACCAACAACAAAAAACAAGGAGGTCAACAAAAAACAACAGTATAACAACAAAAAAATATGAACACCATCGCCCACCGCCTCCGCTCACTGCGCGGCAGCCAGTCCCAGGCCGAATTCGCTAAATTCCTCGGCATTCCCTCCCAACAAACCTACGCCAATTATGAGCGGGGCCGCGTCCCCAAAACCCCCACCCTGGAAAAGATCGCCGCACGCTGCCGCGTCCCTCTCCTCTGGCTCCTCACCGGCTCCGGCACACGCCAGCCGCTCCGCGATGCCCTCGCCCTCCCAGATCCGCCCGATACCGCGCCCGCTGCCGCTATTTTGCGCGAAGACGCCGCCCGCTACGGCGTCTCCGATAGCCGCCCCCAACCTCTCCCCGTGGAGGCCCTCGCTACCGATGTCCTTCTTGATCTCGTCGCAGATATGCCCGATCATATCGCCGCCGCCACCAATGCCACCATTCGCTCCCATCTCGTTCGCGAGGCCCAGCTCGCCGCCGATGAACTCCGCCGCCGGATGAAGCCCCAACAGCCCAGCAATTCGCGCCAATGAAAACACTCCTCGCCATCCTCTGCCCGCCGCTCGCCGTGCTCCTCACAGGCCGCCCATTCTCCGCCGCCCTCAATCTGTTGTTAACCCTCTGCCTCTACATTCCCGGCGCAGTCCATGCCCTCGTCCTACTCTCCCAGGATCAACGCGCCCAACAACACGCCCAAACCCTCCACGCCCTCACCGGCAGACCCCACACCGCGCCCCGGCCTGAACTCACCCTCGCCCTGGTCATCCTCGCCACCCTCGCCGTCGCCATTGCCATCGCCGCGCTCCGTCACGATCTCGCCGCGCCCTGATCCACCCGCCACCATTCCCCCAAAAACCGCGCCCCAACCGGCGCGGTTTTTTTGTGCCCGTCTCCCGCATTGCCCCTAATGCCCCTCCCGTTCCCGTTTGTTCGCCTCAATCCCCCCGGCAGTGCATAACTGGGATACATGCCCCAGACCATCACCTTTCAAGACTACCTCAACAACGCGGGGCCGCTGCCGATCCTTATCGGCTTTTTCGTCTTGGGCATCCCCACCATTCTAGCCTCCCTGCTCGCGTTGCTCAATATCCGCAACCACTTCAAAAAGACGCCGCCAGACCACGAGACCTATGCCACCAAAAAAGAGCTGGCAGACGTTGAAAAACGCCTCAACACCCAGCTAGCCGACGGTGCCACCCTCTTTCAATCCATTCAACGCGAACTGGGGACCATCGCCGCCCAGACCGCAGAGACACGCGGCTATCTCAAAAGCCTTTCAGAGCATCTGAACAAACCCAAAACCACCCGCTAAAATGACCCCCAAACAAACCGAACTCATCGCCCCCGTCCGCGCCTATCTCGCCGCCCGCGAAGGCCTTGGCCTCACCCTCGCCGCCATCACCAACGGCGTCACCCACGAAGGCCACGAATGCCATGCCGACGACGCCCAGGCCTGCCTCGACTACCTCGTCGCCCGCAAGCACGTCTCCACCATGGGAACCAGCACCGGCGTTCTCCGTTTCGCCATCACCAACGACGGCGTTTTCGCCCATCAAACCAACTCCTAGCTTGGCCCCCGCCTCAAGAAACGCTAGCGCGTAGTGGCGGCTGGCCCGGCAGTCGCTCCGGGAATCCTCAACCACCAAACCCCACCCGTTATGACCATCTACCGCCACCTCGACAACAAGATCGGCGCAATCTTCGCCACCCTGGCCTTCGCCCTGCTCGGCGTATCCTGCTCAACCCAAGTCGTCACCAAGGCAGACGGCTCCCGCGTCGTGAATAACAACCTCCTTTCCAAAGGCCGCCTTGTCGTCAATGCAGACGGCTCTATCGACGCCACCGGCAGCGCAGAAAAAGCAGCGGAAGAACTCGGCAGCTACGCCGGGGCCGTCCTCAAAACCGGCCTTATCCGCACCGGCATCAATGCCGTCAACCCCACCGTCAAAACCATCACCGACGCCGTCACTGATTAACGCCGTCAATCCCGTCAACAACGTCAACACCGTCCCCGCCATGTTCGCCAAACTCAAAGCCGCCATGGCATTTAAAAAACTGTACTCCCACGTCACCAACCCAAAACAGAAAGCAGACCTCACCATGAAACTCAAACCCGGCTTCACTACCTCCGAATTCTGGACCCTCATCGCCACCAACCTCGTCCTTGTCCTCATGGCCGGGCTTAAAATGTTGGACGGAGAACTCGCCGTACTCCTCACCGCACTCTTCACCGCCGTTTACAGCTTTGTACGCAACGGCTTCAAGCTCCGCCTTGGCCTCAGTCTCCGCCCTGGCATTGCCACCTCCGAATTATGGGCCGTCCTCACCACCGGCACCTTCGATCTCGTCTTAGCCGCCCTCGATAAAGTCGATACCGCTTGGGCCGCTCTCGCCACCGCCGCAATCAGTGCGGTTTATCAACTCGCCCGCACCTCCATCAAAGCCATGCAGGTCAACGCCACCGCCAAAGGCTAATTCAACCGCTCACCACCGCCCGCCGCCATGTCCGCCCCCTTCACCGCCTTCAGCCCCTTCACCATCGCCCTGCGTCTCTACGACGCAGGAGTGAAGGAAATCCCCGGCGCAAAAACCAATTGGCTCATAGCCGCCATGAACTGGCTCGCCGGGGCAGGGGCCAACGAAGATGACCCATGGTGCGGCAGCTTCATGCACTTCACCCACTGGATTCTCGGCTACGTCACGCCCAAAAATCCCGCCAGCGCCCGCGCTTGGCTCTCCGTCGGCAAACCCAAATCCAACCGCGACGTTGACCCCGGCGATGTCGCCATCCTCTGGCGAGTCTCCCGCTACGGCTGGCAAGGCCACGTCGGTTATTTCCATTCCTGGAATGACGACGGCACCTTCAACATGCTCGGAGGCAATCAATCGGACGGAATCACCCTAGCCCGCCAACCCGTCGAACGCCTCCTAGGCTTCCGCGAGCCCACCAGCAACTATTCCCTCGCCGCCATCCTCGCCAAACTCCCCAAAGGCACCGCCTCCACCAAGGAGACCTAAGCCCCACTTAGCACTTCCCACTCCCCACTTCCTCCCCCATGCCCTTCGGTAAAATCGACACCCTTCCCGCCGATCTCCGTACTGAGATCAACGCCCGTCTCGACGACGGCCAAACCGGCGCGGAGATTTTGCCCTGGCTAAACGACCTCCCCGCCGTCAAAGCCCACCTTCAAAAGAAGTTCTCCGGCGCGGCCATCACCGATCAAAACCTTTCCAACTGGCGCTTAGGCGGCTACCAAACCCACACCAAACGCCGGGAAAAATCCCTCCGCGCCCGCGAACTCGCCGACTATGCGCGCACCCTCGGCGTCAGCTCCGCCGATATTCTGTCCGGCGGCTCCGCCATCGCGGGCGGCATGATTTTGGAGACCCTGGAAAACCTCGACTCCACCCAGCAAACCGCCCTCCTCATCGAAAAGCCGGAAAACCTGCCCGCCTTCCTGAACGCCATGGCCCGACTCCAACAGGTGGAAGGCCAAAAGCAGGACCGCCAGATCCGCGCGGACCGCCTCCAGCTCACCCGCGAAGCCCTCGCCCTGGCAGTCGATAAACATCGCGCCGCCACTTGCGAGGCCCTCCTCAAAAAAGCCACCTCCCAAGAGGTGCAGGCCATCGTCAACAGCTCCGCCCCCAAAAAGGTCAAACTGCAACAACTCCGCCTCGCCCTCTACGGCCCCGATACCCCCACCGCTCCCCCCGTTATCCTCGAATAATTTCAGTTCAACCAACCAACCAAAAAGAAAACCGCATCATGCACCAGCTCCACCACCACCTCACCGCCTTCTTGGCCCTCTTCGCCCTCGCCCTTCACGCCGCGCCGCCCGCGATGACGCCCAGCACCAGCACCGTCACCGTCTCCAGCGCCGCCACCATCGCCTTCCCAGACGACCGCCAGATCCTCCAGACCTTCACCGCCTCCACCCGCGCCGCCTCCGCCCCCATCGCCTTGGGCCAATGCGGCCTCGAAACCGATACCGGGCTCCTCTACGTCGCGGACGGCACCGCCGCCGGGGATTGGATCTTCAACTCCGACGGTTGGCGGGATGCCATAAATCTGTCGGGGTATCCCTCCATCACCACCGAAGACACAGAAAAATTTATCGGCTGGGTTCACGGCGACGGCACCATCGTTCGCCTTACCAGCTCCGCCAATGGAGGCTCCCCGGTTTTTCTCGACCTCAATAACCTAGCCACAGTCCCGAACACGGCCACCCTACTAACCACGTCCACCACCACCGCCAGCGGCCTAACCGCTGGCCAAGCAACCGCCGCGCTAGGCCTCAAGAGCGCAACAACAACAGTGGCCATCAACGCCGCCACAGCCCCCACCACAGGCCAAGTTCTAACCGCCACCAGCTCCACTGCCGCCACTTGGCAGACGCCCACAACGGGAGTCGCCCTCGGCGATTCCCCTACCTGGACGGGCAGTCATACTTTTGCAGGCGCGACCACCAATATCTACGATAAAATTGCGCTGAAAACCACCGCCCAGCCAACGGATGCAACGGCAATTGAGGTCATTGCGGACCCGGCAAACCCTGCTGTCAGAGCCTTGCGCATTCTGCCTCCAGCTAACTCCTGTCGTATTTATTTGGGGAAAAGCGGTCAAGCGGCATACGCCTTGAGCATGCAATATTGCGCTTCCATCGAATCTTGTCCTCCGGTGGACGTCACTAGCAATGGTATTACTCTCGGCAGTCCGACTAGCACATCGATCTCGCGCTCGGCAGATGGTACGCAAATTGGGGCGTCCACACCCTCCGACGGCGGCCTGACGATTTACCACCACAACAGTTACAACAGCATTGCGGCCGCGTACCTCGTCTCCCGAATTCACCGAATATCGGGCATTTCATTTTATGGGACCAACACCTCCGCAACGGTCTACGAACGTGTCTCGTTAGCTTATGATAGTGGCGTCGGCACGTATTTCTTGGACACTCAAAAAGGGGCCAGTGGAGGATCGGATAGGCCCTTCGAAATTCGTACCGCAGGCACTGCGCGAATCAAAGTCACTGCCCTTGGCGAGATCATCCCCGTGCTCCCCACCTCTTCCGCAGGCCTGCCGACTGGCGCGCTCTGGAACGACTCAGGAACGGTCAAGGTTGCCCCCTAAACTACCCCAATGTCCGCCCCTCTCGTCCAGCTCCGCCCCGCCCAGCGTGCCGTCTTCCGCTCCACCCTCGGAATTCTCGCGCTCATCTGGCGTCGCCAATACGGCAAGTCGTTCGGCCTTGCCCACATTGGCATCGATTGGATGCTGGAAACTATTGGTGCCACCGTCGTCTTCATGTCCGCAGCCCTCCGGCTAGGACAAGAAAACATTCGCAAGGAGGCGGAAATCTGGAGGCAAGTCACCGGCCAAATGCGCGCAGAAATGGACGCTAACGGCCAATATAAAATGACCACCGCCGCCGATGACGACGCCGGGGAACTCCTCGACGTAGCCGCCATCGCCGATATGATGGAGCACCAAAAGCTCGAGTGCAAAGTCTGGCACGATAACGCCACTTATAGCCGCTCCATCGTCATCGCTCCCAACCCAGACACCGCCGTCGGGTTCACTGGCCACCTCATCCTTGACGAAGTGGGCCGTATGCCCAATTTCCGGGAGGTCTGGGAGGCCGCCCAGCCCTTTGTGGAGTCCAACCCCAACTTTAAAATTCGGATGGCCACAACGCCACCACCGTCGGACGACCATTTTAGCTACGAACTCCTTGCCGACAAAGGCCAGACCTTCACCCCCAACGCCGCCGGAAACTTTTACCGCTCCATTTCCGGCCTGCCCGTCCACCGGCTGGACGCCTACGACGCCGCGCTTGCTGGCACTCCCCTCTTTGACCTCGAAACGCGCCAGCCCATCACCCCGGACGAAGCCCGCGCCCGCGCCCTCGATAAGACCGCGTGGGACCGCAACTATGGTTGCAAATTCATCCGGGGCGGAACTGCCGCCATTTCGCGCAACGACCTTCAGGCCGCCGCCCTCGCCGGGGCCGCACTCGGCACAGGCCTTCACATCACCGACGTTCTCACCCCCGCCTAAATGCTCGCCTCCCGCGCCATCCCCGACGACTGGCTCCGCCACCTAACGGCGGGGCCAATCGGCCTCGGCCTCGATGTCGCCACCACCGCCAACAAGACCAGCAACCCCTCCTCGCTTGTCGTCTCCCAACAAGAGGGAAAGTACATCCATGAACGCCTTGTTGTGTCCTGGAAGACCTCAGACGACCGCGTCACCAAGGCCGTAGTGCGCGCCGTCCTGGTCCAACTCGCCAACCGCCGCAAACGCCCGCGGGCTCTTTCCGTAGATAGCTCCAACGAAAAATTTCTAGCTCGTCAGCTCCAACGCGAATTCACCCAGTTCTGCCCCGTCCGCCTCATTTCCTCCGGCGAGACCACCCACTGGAAGGGCGAAGATTTAACGTACAAGGTCCTTCTCGGCAACCTCTACAGCAGCCTTTACGAAGACGCCCTTATCACCATCCCCGCCGGGGCTTGGATCATAGACGACCGGCGGCTTGTGCGCCGGGATAAAGGCAGTTTCTCCACCGACCTCGGACCCAATGGCGAGCACGGCGACACCTTCGACGGAGGAAAGCTCGCCTATTGGTCACTCTGCCGCAAAGGCCGCGCAGAACTCCACGCCGCGCACATCTCGGACTCTCCCGCGACCCCAGAAAAGAACACCGCAGCCGCCAAAGGCCTCCGCAACTGGCTCGCCCGTAAAATGGGGCTCAAAACCACTCTCCAACCCAATTCCGCCGCCTTCAAAGGCTAACCCAACTGCAGCCCTCTATGAAAGAATTCTTCCGCCACCTCGCCGACGCCCTGACCCCAATCCCGCCGCTCACCCCGGCCCGAAAGGTCAAGCCCCGTTACTTCACCACACCCAATCTCGGCGCGCTGGACGCTACCCAGCTCCACAGCTACGTCACCCAGGCCAAAGCAGGCAATCTAACCCCTCTGCTCTCGCACTACAGAGAGATTGAAACCTCTGACGACGCGATCCAGTCCAGTCTCAACAGCCGAAAGCTCGCCGTCCTCTCGGATCTCCCCACCGTTAGCCCGTGCCGACGCGGCAACGTGGACGACCTACGCGCCGCCGACTTGTTCCGCGCCGCTCTGGACAACTCCCCAACCTACCTTGACGGAGTTAAACACTGGCTTTCCGGCACCCTTTGGCCCGTCGCCGTCAATTCCATCCGCTGGTTGCCAAGCCGCCTCGATTACGGCGCTTTCACCCTGACACCCGTTCCCCTAGAACAGCTCGATTATTCGATGGATTACACCCTCCGAATCGCTCAAGTATCCGACGACGGAGCCCCCCTTTACGGCCAAAGCGAGTATGCAGACCCGGCCAAATACATCGTTCACCGTGGCCATCTCTCTTCCCACTCCGATTTATGGGGTGGCCCGTTTCGTTCCCTGATTTTCTGGCACCTGTTCGGCGCTTGCGACCGCGATTGGTTTGTCCGTTTCCTAGAGCGTTTCGGCGCTCCCTTCATGGTGGGAAAATACGACCCCGACGACGAAGAAAGCCGCGCAAACCTGGAAATTGCCTTTTCCCAGGCCGCCCAAACCTTCGGCATCGTCGCCACCTCAGACACGTCCGTCGACCTTCACGAAGCGAAGAGCGCGGTGGGCTCAAATGCCTTTGAAGCCTTCCACAATATCGCGGAACGCGCCAAAATCCGCGTCATCTTGGGCCAAACCCTCAGCGCCAAAAGCGACGCCACCGGCCTCGGCAGCGGCAACGCAGGCCTACAGGGCGATGTGCGCTCCGAATACCGTTCATGGGACCGCCTCATGTTGTGCGCAACGATTCGGCGCGGCTTAATTGAGCCCTTCATGCGGATCAACCGCCTCCCCGGCGAACCGCCAAAAATTTCCTTTCCCGGCGATCCCGCAGACCTCGCTAAAATAGGCTCGTTCCTGCAAACCGCAGCCGCCGCCGGTCTGGAACTGGATGACGAAGGCCTCCTGGCCCTAAACGACCAAACCGGCCTAGGCCTCCGGCGAGCAGGCACCACCCTAGCCAACGCCCATCAGACCGCGCCGCCAAATCTCGCCACGCTACTAGCCGCCAGCCAGATCCCGCCCGGCGTCGTCGCAACTGGCGCGCTCTCACGCGGAGCCACGGCGGACATTCTGCGAGCCCTCCGCCGCGACCACGGCCCCGTCAGTCAAATCCTCGCCACGTCCACCAACCTCGACGGCCTAATGTCCGCTCTGGAGGCCCACTTCGCCACAGTCCGCCCGTCCACGCCGGAAACCCTCGCCCGAGTCGTCACCACCGCCGCCGCAAACGCCCTCGGCAACTAGGCCCGTCCCCGCCGCTGTTACCCTTTCACAACATTTCCGCCCCAATAGCCGCCCAAGCCCCATTCCAGCGGCATCCAGCCGTTTCCATCTTTTTCGCGGGTTTCG